GGAGATATCGGGTTCTTCGACATCGAATGTTTGCAGAAGGCCGTGGCCAAGCGCTTCGGCGTCAACCGACGCTTCATCCAGGTACGGATGGAGCGCTATGGTCTTCTAAAGCCGGGGGCCAAGATCGTCTGATCAACGCCTTCATCTCGCCGCCGACCGCGTGTCGGCATTTTTTGAACCGTTCAGTTAACCACTCGCGCAATCGCGCACTTCGTTTAGAAAAGGAAATTGCCTATGCCAGCAGACGAACAGATCACCGCCCAGGAACACGACGAGTCGACTGCCGCGCAGCAGCAGTCCTCGAAGCAGGTGCGACCCCGTCAATCGGACGATGGCCCGGAAATCCTGCCGTGCATGGAGCACTTCGTCACCGTGGTGCGCAAAGCCAAGCGTCCCGGCCTCGCCTTGCTCCTGGTCGAACGTGCCAGCGCCACTTCGCTGCCGGAACTGGCAGCGCTGACGGATGCGGCCAAAGGCATCCTCGCGGTGCAGTCCCGCAAGGCGATGTTCCACGCCGTCGCCAAACTTGGCTCGGACGTCCAGCAGCACATCGAGCGTGCGGCCGAGCGCGTGGTGCTGCTCGATGACGAATACGGCACGCAGGCCGTCCAATCCCTCCTTGACGACCAAGACGCCAGCGACGCTGCCGTCTTGGCCACGCCCAGTGACCGGTATAGCCGGGCCCTGCACCTCTGTCTGCGGCAGGATTTTCCGGAGGTCGGTGCCAAGCGCGATCAGCGCTTCGACAACGCCGAGCGCTTGCAGGTGATGCATCGCCAGTGGAAGAGCGAGAACTACTCCAGCCACTACCTCGGCCCGAAAGGCGTGGTGCCGAGCATTGATGCCGATGTTGAGGGTGTGTTGCGCGGGCGCATTTCGGCGCTGTTCCCGCAAGTGGCTTCTGACCAAATCCTCATCGAGCAGTTCACGCGCCGTGATCTTGCGCATGCCGACCGCTGCGGCGGCAAAGACACCGACGAGGTCGCGCCCGTGCTCTTGCACACCCTGACTGCAACTTTCAACGGATCGACGGCGCACTTCCGGCAGGTTGCCAACGGCGAGGTGGTCGAGCACGAAGAACCTGCAGCGATGTCGGCCAGCTTCTCGTGGGAGCCCGGCACCGGTGCGCTCGGTGTGTTCTGCGAAGACCGTGAGGTGCGCCGTGAACTGGCGACCATCTTCCGCGATGTCGTTTTGGCGTGCGACGGGGAGATCAACGACATGCCGATGCGCGAGTTCGACCTGTTCGGCTTCTCGACACCAGCGATGCTCAAGCGCATTGAGCAGGAGCGTGTGGCGGGCATTGAAAAAATCTCGATCCTGCAGATCAAAGTCGCCCGGCCCTTCGAGCAGCAAACCACCGACGCCGCCAATGGGCGTGATCTGATCCAGCACCTGTCGAGCACGATGCTGATCGGCAAGGATCGGCGTGATACCCGCCAGATCTATCAGGTCGCCTATGACGACTATGGCATCGACGACCTGACGGGATACACGCTGGCGCAGGTGAAGCTGGTGTTCCGAATGGCCAAACAGCCGCACCGCAAGGCCCACAACGTTGCTGTCCAAATCACGTCGCCGAACGGCCTGAACGACAAGAGCAAGACCGAGGATGACCGCAAGCGCGTGCTGGAACAGCTCACGCGAATTGGGGTGCTCCGTGAGTTCTGATGACGCTACCGCGAAGTCGGCACATCTGAGCTTTCTGGCAGCGCTGGAGCGGCTGCCCCGGGTCGATTCCCGCGTCAGGGCGGCCGAGCTCGGGCGATGCAGACCAACGTTTCTGCAGCGACGATGGATCACGGAAGAGGACTACCTCACACATCTGATGGTGCCCGTCCTGGATTCTGAGCAGGAAGTCGAGGTTGAGATCGATCACGACGCGGCTGTGTACCGGTACCGCAGTCCCCAGCAGCGGTCACGAACGGTTGAGCGACCTCTTGCCGACATCGCGCTGTATACCTTCCAAGTGGATGCGTGGCTCGCCGACTTGGCATCCTTGATCGGCATCGAAGATCGACGACGATCCGACCGTCGACATCGCGTGCCGGGCCACCTGTGGCACCTCGGGGAAGTACGAATCGCTTGCACACACGACTTTGCCCCGGTGTTCGTTGCCAGAGCGTGGGAGCGTGCTCCTGTTGCCGCGATGACCTCGGTGTTGAGCGACCCAATCTGGTCGCGTGGCGGCATCGTATTGCGGCATCAGCGAGATCCCGTTGATCTGCCCCGTGACCATGTCATGCGCGTGCTGGACGAGTTCGTTCGCGTGGACGACGGCCAGGACGTTTTCGACGCGAGCGCATTCGACAGGGTGCTGCGTGGCTACGTCACGCCCAGCGGTGCGCCAGAGCCGGTTGAGTTCTTCCAAGGCAATCGACTGAAGCTGCCCCACTTCACCGAGTCGCGTGAGCTGTCTGCGGAGCGCGCCAAGATCGTCAAGCAGATGTGGAGTGCCGACGGGAAGAACGCGCCAGAGGTGTCCTGGGCCGAGGTCAACAGGATCGCCAATACCGGCTACCAGTCGTTCGATGACGCCTTCGGCGGAAAGGCTGAACGCGAGGACGTGATCGCATTGGTCAAGCGCGGCAAATACCGACTGCGACGCAACACATAAACGCGCCCATAAATCAAACCAGACACGGGCCATAAACCCGTGCGGAGACTTCGATGTGCCCATTTCATCTAGGAGGCACATCGAAATGCAAACTCAAGTTCCATCAATCGAATCCGGTCGGAATCCCCGCCGGATGAATCCCGGCGGTGCAGCCTGCATCGCGCTCGACGAAAACGAGCTCGCCATCCGCTGGGGGCTCTCCGTCAAGACTCTGCGCCGCTGGCGTCAAGAGCAGCTTGGCCCGATCTACTGCAAGCTCGGTCGCCGGGTCACCTACCTCCTGCACGAAATCGAAGCCTTCGAGCGCCGCGTCTCGCGTTACTCGAGCTTCACTCGTGCGTACCAGTGAGGAGGACTGCCATGAGCGATCTGACCATCTTCCCTGTCGACATCGCCGAGATGTCTGTGAGCCAATTGGCCGCGCTGCCGCCCGCGCAGAAGCGCGAGGTCGACAAGAACCTCGACGCCGCCATCGACTGGCTCAAGAAGGCACGCACCAAGTTCGACGCGGCGCTGGAGCAGTGCTACGGCGAGCAGGCACGCGCCGCGCTGCGTGAATCCGGCCGTGACTTCGGTACCGCCCACATCAGCGATGGCTCGCTGCACATCAAGTTCGAGCTGCCCAAGAAGGTCAGCTGGAACCAGAAGCAGCTGGGCGAAATCGCCGAGCGCATCGTGGCCTCGGGCGAGAAGGTCGAGGGCTACCTCGACGTCAAGCTCTCAGTGTCCGAGTCCCGGTACATCAACTGGCCACCTGCGTTGCAGCAGCAGTTCGCGGCCGCCCGCACAGTCGATTCCGGCAAGCCGTCCTTCACCCTGAGCACCGATGGGGGTGAGGCATGAAGAGGCTACCCATCGTGTCCGCCGTCGAGCGGATGGCCGAGCGCAAGGGCGTGAAGCTGCTGATGCTGGGCAAGTCCGGCATCGGCAAGACGTCCCGGCTCAAAGACCTCGACCCCGCTACCACGCTGTTCCTTGACATCGAGGCAGGCGACTTGGCTGTCGCCGACTGGCCGGGCGACACCATCCGCCCGGCGTCCTGGCCCGAGAGCCGCGACTTCTTCGTGTTCCTCGCAGGCCCCGACAAGTCGCTACCGCCGGAGAGCGCGTTCTCGCAGGCGCACTACGACCACGTCATCGAGAAGTTTGGCGATGCGACGCAGCTCGGTCGCTACCAGACCTTCTTCCTCGACTCGATCACGCAACTGTCTCGCCAGTGCTTTGCGTGGTGCAAGACGCAGCCCGGGGCGGTCAGTGATCGTTCCGGCAAGCCCGATCTGCGCGCGGCCTACGGGCTGCTCGGCCAGGAAATGATCGGCGCGTTGACCCACCTGCAGCACGCCCGTGGCAAGAACGTGGTGTTCGTGGCGATCCTCGATGAGCGACTGGATGACTTCAATCGCAAGGTGTTCGTCCCGCAGATCGAAGGCAGCAAGACCAGCCTGGAGCTGCCCGGCATCGTCGATGAGGTCGTGACGCTGGCCGAGATCAAGGCCGAGGACGGTAGCTCCTACCGCGCCTTCGTCACGCACACCGTCAATCCCTACGGCTTCCCGGCCAAAGACCGCAGCGGTCGTCTCGACCTGCTGGAGCCGCCGCATCTCGGCGCGCTGATCGCCAAGTGCGCGGGCGCAG